CCAAAAGAAAATGCTCCTGCATCACAGTTGATAATGCTTATAGAGGAAGATAAGAAAGCTGAGAAGAATAAGACTGACCAGGAGAGGCAGGAGAGGCTGGAAAGGGACAAAAAACTTCTTACGGCCACTTTTCTTCATTACACCAAGTATTTCTCTGCTAAAGACGAGGAACTGGAAAACCAGGAGACTATTGAGTTGCATGATGCCTTTAGGAGTGACTTAAATAAATTAGCCCAAAGCTATCTTGATAAACTTCACAATCTATAATTATGCATACAGCAGTAAAGAAGTATATCCCCAAAGATCAGGATGATTGGCTGCAGCAAAGGAGTAAGTCCATTGGTGGTAGTGAGATCGCTACCATCATGGGCCTAAACCCCTTCCAGACACCTTACGAGTTTTGGTTGCAAAAGACTGGCAGAACACCCAGGTTTGAAGGCAATATCTATACCAAAGCAGGTATTCATCTGGAGGAAGCTATTGCAAGGTACTGGTCCGAAGAAACAGGTCTAAGTATCATTAAATCATCCGAGCAGGATATTATCTATATACATCCGAAATACAGTTTCATTACCGGTACCCCTGACAGGAAGTATTGGATTGAAACCAAGTATGGGGTACAGGTTGATAAGGGGATCCTGGAATGTAAAGCTGTCCAATGGGATCCTGATGTTAATAAGGACACCCTGGAAGGATTACCTGACTCATGGTTCTGCCAGGCACAGGTTTATATGGGCCTTACCGGATGTAATAAGGCTTATATAGCATGGCTTAAGAGGGGATTATACCTTGATTATGTTGAAATAGCCTTTGATGAGTCATTCTATAATAAAAGTGTTGAGTTTGCTGTCCAGTGGTACCAGAACCATATTGTAAACGACAAACCCCCTAAGGCTGTCAATTCATCCGATATCGAGAAAATATTTAAGTCTCATAAGGAATATAAATCTTATGAGGCTACAGAGGAAATATTCAATCAATGGGAAAGAGCTAAGGAGTTAAAGAAATCCATATCAGAGGCTTATAATGAACTGAATGTTATCACCGAAGATATAAAGATGAAACTCCGGGATGCCGAAGCCTTTAAGTATAACGGAGATACCTTATTCACCTGGAGGAAGGCAAATGATTCAGCTAAGTTGGATACCGATATCCTTAAAAAAAGATACCCTGAGATCTACCAGGAGTGCCTGAGAAAAGAACCAGGGATAAGAAGGTTTTTAATCAAATAGGTTATAATATGGCAAAGGAGCTTCCATACTTTCGGTTCACGCCCCAGGAATGGCAAAACGGCAATATATCTATGCTGTCAGATACTCATAAGGGGTTGTTTATTGATATCTGTTGCTGGTACTGGATTAAAGATTGTAGCATAACTCAAGCAATGCTTAAGCTCCGCTTCAAGCAAAATGAAAATTTGCTTAAGCAACTATTCGAGTATGGTATAATTACTACCAATGATAACGATGAATTTATAGCAATAAAGTTCCTTGATGAACAGTTTGACCAACTTTCAACGATACGGAAACTCAGACAGGATGCAGGTTGTAAGGGGGGTAAGCAAAGGGCAAGCAATGCTAAAGCAAAAGTCAAGCAAATGCTTAAGCAAAAGTCAAGCTATAAAGATAAAGATAAAGATAAAGATATAAAGAAAGAAGAAATATTAAAGAAGAAAGAAAAAACACAACTTAATAAAATACCTCCATTACTGGAAGATGTAAAAGCCTATTGCAAGGAACGTGGTAAGGGAGTGGATCCTGAGAAGTGGTATAATCACTATGAGGCTAAAGGATGGATGATAGGTAAGAATAAGATGAAGGACTGGAGGGCTGCCGTAAGGACCTGGGAGGACAGTAATGGGGATGATAGTAGTAAAAAAGCAGTTGTTATTTCTCCTGAAGAAGTATTAAGCGGGAGGTACAGATGAAAAACCTTGACAATATAGGAAAGATACCTCCACAGGCTGTAGATATCGAGGAATATGTACTGGGTACATTGCTGACAGACATGGATGCTTATGACAATATAGCAAAGATACTAACTGCCGAAATGTTCTATAAAGCGGTACACCAGCAAATATTTTCTATCATAGTTTATCTTTTCAATAACAGTAAGCCTACAGATCTGTTAACCGTAACCGAACACTTACGCAAAAAGGGAATACTGGATGATATAGGTGGCCCGATGTACCTGGTTAAACTGACCGAGAAATTTCAATCAAGCAGGTTAATAGAACATCATGCCCTGATAGTCAAAGAAAAATACATGAAACGGCAACTCATTAAGGTTAGTAGTGAGATTAATTCAATGGCTTATGATGAAACCAATGATCTGCAGGACCTTATCAATTTTGCTGAAAAGAGTTTGTTTGCCCTGACTGAGAACATGACGGCAAAAGATCCCAGGAAACTATTAGACATCAACATTGAATACGTTGAGAAATTATCAGAGATTGCTAAGAGAGAGGTAAGATTATCAGGTGTACCAAGTGGACTGACCAGGGTAGATCGCATATCACTGGGATGGCAACAATCTGACCTGATTATAATGGCAGCAAGACCATCAATGGGTAAAACAGCACTGGCCCTGCAGCTTGCTAAGAACGCAGCATCATTCAATGTGCCGGTTCTATTCTTCTCAGTTGAGATGGCAGAGGAACAACTTGCAATGAGGATGATTAGTAATGATACCGGTATTGATAGTCGATACCTTAAAATTGCCAAAGATCTTGATTGGGAAAAGATTGACGAAACAATATACAAATCATACAACCAGAATATTTATATTGATGATACACCTTCGATCAGTGTTTATTCGATACGCAGCTTAATCCGAAAGTATAAGAGGAAATATAATATCGGCCTTGTCGTGGTGGATTATATCCAGCTATGCAAGGGGGATCCTTCCTATAAAAGGGACAGAAACCTGGAGGTTGGTAGTATAACCAAGACTCTTAAGGCTGCAGCGAAAGAAACAAAGGTGCCTATCATCGCCCTATCACAGCTAAACAGGGATATAGAAAAGAGATCATCACACCCATTTCCTATACTATCAGACCTAAGAGATTCAGGTGAGATAGAACAAGATGCAGATGTAGTGATATTCCCTACCAGGATATGCAGATTACCGGATCATATTCAGAATAATGATGAGTGGGTTAACCATAAAGAACACGCTGTAATACAGTTTGCCAAGCATCGTAATGGTGCTACAGGAGGGGTGTTTATTAATGTTTCAAGTGATGCATCCCGGTGGGAAGATATTGATGCCACCATATATAGCACAGAAGAAGAAAAGAATATACCATTTTAATCATTAATAAAGGGCAATTATGGATAATAAGAAAGTTAATTCAAAAGAAATACACGAAACAATACTCCAGGTAATGAGTGATATCAAAACCTTATACCAGGACCAGACGGAGTATAAGCCAATAATGATGAACCTTACAACTGTGGCTAAAGAAGTTAATGCTATAAGGATAAGGGAAATAACAGGTGAGTTGAACGGTAGTACAACACAAACATAAAGGAGGATAAAGAAATGATAACATCAACTACAAATTTAAAAGACAAATTTTCTTATATGAGCTTTCCGGGGATCATTAAGAGAATTACACTGACAGAAGCTATCTGTCAGGAATGGGAATTAGATACTAAGACTTACACAGACCATTATAGATGCAGGCGAAAAGAATTTTCTATTCCCAGGTTCTTCCATCGTTACGTACTTGATATTGAGTTGGGGTACGGCCCCACAAGGACAGGTATGTATTTTGGTGTATCCCATAGCACGATTATTATGAGCAGACCGGCACATAACAACATGATGGATACAAACAAGGAATATCGTGCAAAGGTTGAGAATGTAATGAAAGCCTTAGAGAGTGGTTTAATACTTACTCCAGAAGATATTGACCTTAACTCAGATACAGCAGCTTAATAAACTAAATATATGAACATAGATCTTAAAGAAGGCGATTATGCTTACATAGAGTGGAACGGTACCCAGTACGTTAAGAAAACACATTATCATATCGTTGAAGTGACGGATAAGATTGTGAAGGTCCGGGTACCTGGTTCATACATATACCACGAAATACCAATTAAAGACATAAAGGTTTACAGGGTGATACAATTAAAAGGAGATATATGATTACGATAGTTATTTTTTTAATGATAGGGATTGTGATAGGGATTATTATTATTGCTAAGATCGCCGACAGTCCTAATAATGACTTTGATTGAAACAATACTAATAATGAGTTGAAATTATATAAAAGTTAATCATTATGAAAGGGATAATGTTCAAAGAGGATCTGTTCCAGGCTATCATAGAGGGCCGGAAAACACAGACCAGGAGGACCGGAGGATTAGATATCATCAATGACGGACCACCTGATGACTGGGGGTATGACGGCAATCCTTTGGACCGGGTAAAGTTACTTGGTTGGGAGGAGGATCCCCTGGTGGTAAATGAGAATGATGATAGCAATGAGCCTATACAGTGGAAGGGGCTATATCCTATGTTCGAGGTTCCCTGGTGGGATTACGAGATAGGATATTTCAAGCCCAGGTATAAAGAAGGGGAAATACTTTACCTGAAGGAGCCTTATCGCATAGGTATTATGAAAGAACTTATGTATGCTTATGATAAGCAGCCACAGGTCCGGGAGGTCTTAAAATGGAAGAACAAAATGTTCATGCCGGAGAAATACGCCAGGTACTTTATCGAGATAAACAGGGTAAGGGTAGAGAGGCTTCAGGATATATTAGAAGAAGATGCAATCCGGGAAGGCTTTATGAGTACTGCTGTGCTTACTCCAGATATGTTAGATTATAGGGGGTTTTATCCCTCAGAACATTTTAGAGAGAAATGGGGAACCATTAATGGCCCCGGATCCTGGGAGAAGAACCCCTGGGTGTGGGTGTATGAGTTTAAACTGAATACTAATCAAAACATAGTCAAATGAAAACACGAAATGTATTACTGTTATTAGCTGTCACCCTTTTGTTAGCAATGGTTTCATCGCATCCTGGTCCTGAAAAGGATGAGCCGGTTGTAGATAAGGTAGAGATGTTTGTTTGCCCTTTATGTGGCGATCTGCACCCTGTAGAGAGACAGGGCGATTACTTAATCTTTAAATGTGACTGTGGGTTTGAAGATGTTGCATATATGCCCCAGGCGACATTTAGAGATGATCCCCCTGCAGGACTGGATCCTGATGTTGAATGTACCGACTGGGAATATTACGGTGACTATGCTTGCCAGTGGTGTTCTAAGGATGGAGGCCCCTGGGTTTATACCTGTGTTGAAATATAATAAAGAAATAGCATGAATATTTTACCAGTCAGGCATCCAGCAGAGAGTGAATATGATATGCAAGATGATATAGCACACACTTTATCAATAAGGCAATGGTATAATCAGTCTGGATATGAATATCATAATGGAGAGGTGTTTAGAGAAGTTAAGATCCCTGATATCGGTAGAATATCTGATATAATAGTCTTTGTTACCGACAGGAAGATAATAAATGTTGAATGTAAACTATTGGATTATACTACTGTGTTAGAACAAGCAAAAGATCATCTCAAGTGGTGTGATTACTCATATATCTGCCTTCATGCAGATGCTTATATCCCTGGTTACATAACTTATAAAATTCTTAAAGCAGGGATAGGGTTGATAGCTTGGAGGAAGGGAGAGAAACCGACTGAGGTAATTCAGGCATATTGGAATAAAAATAAGGATAAGGAATTAAGAACACAGGTGTTGGCTATTTTAAAGAAGAAGAAAAAAGATAAGAAAAGAGAAGCCGAGGCAAGCAAACACATACAGAATGAAATAAACTATGATTATGGAACAGAGAGCAGTAAAAAAGAAGGAAGTAAGGCTTAACCTCAGGGAGATACAATATGTCCTGAAAACGCTTGAAAAAAGGGATCCTGACAATTATCCCCCTACAGGACTGCAGGAGAAATGTATTAAGGCCCTGGATTATGAGGACAGGATACAGAGGGGAACCTTTGCAGGGAAGCCATCAGTTATCATCCCCGCATCATTCTACAGAAGTACAGATAGGGCTAAGGAATATGTGTTTGAAGGAAGGAATTATATCCTGATACCTGATTCTATCCATCGAAACCTATACGGAACCGGCAAGATTGAAGTTCAATCCTGGTTCTATGAGAAAGAAATAAGACCAAAACTTATAAAAGAGGACTAATAACCCTATGAATAGGCTTAATAACCATATCGTTGTGCTTGTTATTGTGAACATTTGTATTGTCACCAATTTATACGGCAATATGAGTTACCCTAATTCAGTAAAAGAGTTTGCCAGGGTGAGAATGGAACAAACTCCAAACAATACTCAAATAGCAAGAGATATTAAGAACAAGTTTTCAACCCTATACCATGATAAAGAATTAGATCGGATAAGGAGGATGGTATCAAACTGGCGTAACAGTTGGAATGTGGAAGCCAAGAAGATACCTATTAAGCGACTATTCTTTGATATAGAAACAAGCTACTATGAGTTACTGATAAAGACATTTTCCCTAAGAAACCATATAAGGTTTTTTGATCCTGATACTATCCAGAAAGAAAAGCAAATAATCTGTATATCCTACAAGTGGCAATACGAGAATAAAGTACAGACTCTTGACTGGAGTATGGGGGAGAAGGAGATGATAAAAGAATTTGTAAATATAATGGGGGATGCCCATGAATTAGTTGCCCATAATGGATATAGGTTTGACGTAAGAGAGCTTCGGACCAGGGCAATCTATCATGGTGTATTGATGTTCCCGAACTACCGAACACTTGATACCCTAAAGAAATCACAGCATTATTTCAATTTTGCCAGTAATAAACTTGACTACATAGGTAAATTCCTGAATGTTGGTCGTAAACTGGACCATGAAGGTAAAGAGTTATGGGAAAAGGTAGTGGATGGAGATGAAGCGTCACTTCAAAAGATGATTAAATATTGCGAACAGGATGTAATACTCTTGGAGGATGCGTTTTTTGTTCTCAGTCCATTCATTGACCATAACAACAATTTCTCAGTTCTTACAGGGGGAGAGAAGTGGTATTGCCCGGAATGTGCCTCTGAGAATGTTGAGATGTTTCGTACTTACTCAACACCAATGGGTATCATACGCCGGGAGATGAAATGCAATAACTGCAAGAAACAATACCGAATATCAAACAAGACATATATGGCAATGCTTGAAGATTCAATGCGTGGCTATAATAGAAACAATAAATAAATTTTACAAACCAATTTTTAAACGCTATGAAAAAAGTAATGTTAATTATCACAGTTTTGTTTGCAGTGATGATATCGTCCTGCAACGAGGAAAAACCACTGAATGATAACAGCCTATACCGTTATCAAGTTGAAACTACCCTGGGATCACAAGTTGATGTGTACGCCCTGGTAGCACCTAATACAATCTTGGCTTATCTGGATCAGCCGACACCTTATGACCTGGAGGTTCAGTATGTGGACTGGAGGTTATATTTTAATTGTGACATAAAGGTTGAGGACACAATGATACTTAAGGTTTATAAGAATGATGTGCTTATAGACGAGAGACAAGTCCAGGGACCAGGACATATAGTATTTATGGAGGAAAGAAGCAAGTATTAATGACCGGAATACAAATATGAACTTCAAAGAAATAAGCAAGGACTGCCCGAAGGTCTATAACCTGTTGGCAGAATGGTTTGAGATGGTTGTAAGGGCAAAAACCAAAGACAGCAGTATTCTTACTGAATTATTCTTTAAGAGGCTGGAGGTGGCTCAAATGGCAACCAGGACGCTATTTGATTTCTTTGACGAGCAGGGGATATATATTATTATAGAACCAGAAATACAATATACAAGGGAAATAGACGAAGATGGCAATAATCCGCATTATGTGATAGACCGATGGGGATATGACATCCACGATGAAGCCTATCAGGTTGCAACGGGTTATCAATTTGATACCCGCACCGATGCAGAAGAAGCAGCCTTTACAAAAGCATTTTATGTACTTGAACGTAAAATCAACCGGAAGCCGGTGTAAATGGTCTATGATTGTTCCAGACAGGAACATGATGGGGGGTTCGACTCCCCCTTCCGGCTCAAGTGTAAATATAAACTGAAATGAATTACAGAGAATTAAATGGAGTAACAATACGTGAAGGATTTATGAGGTTTCATAAGGAAAACCCTCATGTCTATGAAGCATTTGAGAAACAGGTCTTAAGAGCAATAGACAAAGGCAGGAATAAGATAAGTGCCAAGCTCATCATAAACTGGATAAGATGGAATGAGTACATAAAAACTGATGAATACTTCAGGATCAATGATGCTTACCAGTCTTATTATGCCCGTTTATTTGTTGAGAAACATCCTCAGTATGCCGATATCTTTGATTTTCGTAAACTAAGAAACGAGAAATACGGCCCATACATGAATGTTAGTAGAGATGGACAGATATCATTTATGTAAAGGATCTTAAAACTAAAGCATAATGAAACCAGGTAAGTATATTTTTCAGGAGGAACCAGTAAAGCAAAACGAGTTTTTTTGCATGAAGCTGGTAGGGTTTATTATGAGAGACAAATGTTCATACCAGGAAACATTCGATAAAGCCAGGGGAGGGGATTGTCCCTATAAAGGGGAATGTGAAATATATAGAAGGACAGTAGCCAGGGTGGGTAATCAGTTAGCATTATTCTAACCAATAAATATATAGAGATGAAAATATTTAGCAAGATTAACAAATGCAGGTGGGAGTTAGCCAAAAAGCTAAAAGACACACCTCACATAATAATAAGAATTACTACCAGGTGTAATTTAAAATGTTCTTACTGTTCTATCAGGACTGTATGTAAGATACCTTCTGATCTTAAGGAGCTACCGCCAGAATACTGGATCAAAGAAATGGATAAGTTTGATATTATTACTATCAGTGGGGGAGATCCGTCTGTATATAGAGATGTTCATAAAATTATTAATGCCCTGGTAAAGAAAAAGAAACTTGTAAGAGTAGGGACAAATTTAGTTGATATTACTGAATTTAAAAAAGTAATTCCTTCATGGCGTGTTTATTTCATGGCTACATTTCATCGTAGTGAGATGACCGTTAATCAAAGGTCGAGGTTTAAAGAAAACTATAAGGAAATGAGTAAGAAATATACTATTGTTTCTAAAGAAATGAGACATATAGGTGATAACACCCCGCCTTATTTTAATAAGAGTAAAATATACTGGCTGAAAGAAAGCAGAGAGGAATTGCCAACTCCGGGATATTTCCCCGATGGCAGCATAGAAGAAGGAGAGGCTTGTTAGATGGAATTACTTATCCTCATAGCATTTTTAGGATTCATCGCTTGGTTTGTAGTAAAAATGGCAGGAAACGAAAAAAGATAAAACTAATGATAGCAATTATTACATATGACAGACCACATCGTAAGACTCAGGATTTATTAATCAGGCTTATAGACCATGAAGTGATAGTTATTGCTACGCCTTTTAAAAAGCGTACACAGCATCATTCACTTTATCAACATCGCCCACCAATGGACACTGGCATATCAACAGAAAAGTTATGCAATAAATTTGGTTTTGATTATATTAATCATCTGCATCCGGCTGAATGGATCAGGAAGAATAACATAAGTTCAGCTATTATTGGTGGTGCTAATATTTTAGAGACAGATCAGGATTTAAAGATAATAAATTCACATCCGGGATATTTGCCTTATGGCCGGGGTCTTGATGCTTTAAAATGGTCTATTTATGAAGGATATCCAATAGGTGTAACCACCCACGTTATTAATGATGATATTGATTCTGGATACTTGATAGAACAGAAAATTGTACCTGTAAGCTATTATGATACGTTTCATTCAGTTGCTTATCGTCAATATCAGATGGAGATAGATATGCTTATTAAAGCTATTGATGCTCCGGTAGTTGAAAAAATACGTACAGACATAGGAGAAATTCATCATCGTATGCCCATGAAACTTGAGCCGATTATGATGGAACGATTTAACAGATTAAGACAGGTAAAATCAATCTAATAAACAATAGAGAGATGAATTGGATAAATGTTAAAGACAAGTTACCCGATGAAGCAGGGGAAAAAACAAAAGACCCGAATAAGGGATGGCTGGTTACTGACCACACAAGAAGGATAAGGATTGAAACAGTACATCCGTCTTATTGGAATAAAGTACAAAACGAAGGACCTGACGCATGGTGTATCTATGTATCCCATTGGATGCCTTTACCTGAATTGCCTAAAAACCAATAAACAATAGAGATGAAAGCATACGCTAAAATAAAAGAAAAGGACAGCAATGACGTATGGATTGAAGACTTAAATGTAACAAACATTGAAACGGCAGAAGAAGAAATAAAAGAAATGGTTAATTGGTTTAATAGCACATTAAAATATGGAGAGAAACCAAGAGAATTTGTTTCATTGACAACTGAAGATGAATTTAATAAATACGTTAACCAATAAACAATAAAGCCATGAATGAACAAAAGATATTAATACCGATAAAGGTAGGTGAGGAATTACCGAAAGAAGAGGGGGTTTATTTTATAGACCTTAATACTGACAAACCAGAGATGGTTAGTAAAGACGTCTCATGGTTTAGGCCAAATTATGATAATGAAGTATGGGAGGAAAATATAAGAGTTTGGTACAAACCAGTATCAATAGACGAACTGCTGCCGAGTAGGCAAGAGAAGATTGACCATATAAAGCAACTAAAGCAGAGAGAATTTATGGATAAAGAAGATGTTATTCAGTTGTCAATAGCATGGGTAATCAACCACATTAAAAACAAATTAAATGGGACTGAATAAATCAAAAGGCAATATGTATGAGTTTGTCACTCATACCTGGAACACAATAAAAGGCAAGTGCCCGCATGATTGTAGTTATTGCTACATGAAGCGGTGGGGAAAACTTAATCCGGTCCGATTTGACGAGAAAGAACTTAAAACAGACCTGGGGGAAGGCAACTTTATCTTTGTAGGATCAAGCTGTGATATGTGGGCGAATGATATTCCGGATGAATGGATCTTCAGAACGCTATGTCATGCAAATAAGTATGAAAAAAACAGTTACTTATTCCAGACAAAGAACCCTTATAATATCAGGCGAATATTAATTCCTGAATCTTATGTCTGTGTAACCCTTGAAACAAACAGGCATTATCCTGAAATAATGAATAATTGTCCTACACCTATGCAAAGGACAGAGCAAATGAAACTTATCAGGCATCCTCTATATATTACGATTGAGCCTGTAATTGATTTTGATTTGCCGGAGTTCATAGAAATGCTAAAAGCCTGTGATCCGGTCCAGGTTAATATCGGGGCTGACAGTGGTAACAACGGACTGCCAGAGCCTCCTATTGAAAAGGTAGAGGAATTGATTGCCGAGTTATCAAAGTTTACTACCATTCATCAAAAAAGGAACCTTAACAGATTAAAAGCAAAATAAGAATGGCTGTAGGGTCCTTGTGGGGAGGAACAGATGATAGCTGCTGTATAACATTAAAACAAACACAACTTACTTTTCCCTAAATACGTCATGTTAATAGAGGTACGATTTTTGCACTATTATTCGGTTATTTCGATTTAGTTATATAAATTTGAAAGCAACATTGTGTTCTGTTAATACTGTCTGTAAACAGTGTCTTTTTTAGTCTTTTTTAAACCTACTCTTAAAATGTTTCATGAATTTAATCAAGGATGTGAAAGAAATAGTGATATGAGTTATTCTGACCATGAATATTGTCAAATATTACAGGATATTGCTAAGGTATATTTTTCATCTGAAGAATTTGCATCGGGTAATCAAAATCAGAGGGCAGAAGAAGTTGGAATGTTTATTGATATCTTTAAAATGGTAAAAGCAATGGTTAATAAACATATCGAAACGGAAAAACTTTGTGAATTAGTCGCTGAGTTCAGGAGAAATAAACAGTTGAGCTAATGATCAGGAGAATTGACTACCTGAGTTTGCCTTCGTACTTTTCCTGGTAATCACATGCTACATGCGTAAAATGTGTTCCTGGGAATGATTTACCCCCAGCCATAAGAATAAAATACATATTACTGAACGTGGTCCTTCCAATTAACAATCTTTTATTGGGAGGGAATACCCTGGAAGCATTAAGCAGATGCCAGGTGTATCCATCAGTGGATCCCCATAAGTATATAGAAAATACAGAGCTTTCTTCCTGTAGTACCCTTCCATGCATCAGCATCCTGTGTATCTTCTTGTACTGGTTCCTGGACAGCTTGATAGGTCTGGTTTCCAGATAAGCAGGAACACAAACACCTTCTTCTTCCTGTGATATATCAGCCTTCATATAATTACCCACATCCATGTAATATCCATAAGTCTCAGGATAGTCATGTATGAACACTGTATAGACAGTGCTGATCTTGTACCATACCTTATGTTTGAGTGAGAATACCCATGAGTAATTGTAAACACTATTAGACAATATTATTTCATTGTCCTCATGATTGTAACCTATAATGGCCCCGGAGAAGTAGTTTCTGAAGCCTGTAGAGCAGATATAGTCTGAGATTGCGAGTGTGTTTACATCATTAGTCAATGTCTGATACATTAATGCCCCTGTGAGGTTTGATTCGTGGTCCCCTTCAGCCGATTCACCTATCTC